AATGACTTTAGAAGTTGAGCCGCCGATAGTTACATAAGCCGAGCCTGAGTAGTACTGGGTTACATCGGTGTCCTTTAGGTAGGTGATCATGCCTTCTTGAGGTGATGTAATGGCTGCGGCGCGTGCTGCCGAGCTGGCAAAGACCATGACCACCTGAGAGGCTAGATAGCCGTTAGCGTCTGCGGCGGTTAAAATATCTCCCGTCAAAAACTCTTTATATCCTAAGCCTGCTGCCATTATCTATCTCCTAGTATCCTAATATGGACGTGCCTATTATACCCGACGTCACAGAATTCAATATGAATCCTTCTACGATGGGCTCAAGTGTTGTGACTGTACATTTCATGCTGTTAGGGGTTATGTCCCACGCCAAGCCCTGCACCTGCAAGGTCTTAACGATTGTCGAGCCGTCTGGCTGAACGTTAGTTATCTTGACGTTGTCGAAATAGTCTAGCCCGATCATCGTGTCAGTTGGTACATCTGTGTCCAATAGATCAACCGTCATTTGATCAATTCTAATCGTTGTCTCTGCACGAGTCGCTACGTATATCCGAGCGATATTTAGGACTTCAGCATCTGTCTCAGGAATCATGTCTGTGACTGTCGTGCCATGAGGAAAATACTTAGCCGATGAATCTGCATTAGTTGCAGTCTGCGCTGTGCCGCCAATGCGTGTCATGCTGGCCTGATTGACGATTAGCTTGTCATCAAAGGCGTACTTAAGGTCTGAGTAAGGAATGCCTGTCGTCTGATTAAACTCAATCGGTGCAGTCTTAAGAGATGCCACAACATCGGCTCTATCTTTGAACTCAGCCGCGCCATCTGGCAACATGAAGAATGCGCCCTGCTCTGCAAACTCTGCTGCTTTCAGGGCTGCAAGGGCTGTGCGAGCTGTAGCTGGATCGGCTTGAACTGTAGTTGATCCTGTGTCTGTAACTCTCATCGATGTGGGAAATGAGACCTGATCTAGAATCTTGCCGATACGAGTGCCCGTAGTCTGCCCCGCAGTTGCACCTGTAATCGTAGCCACGTTAGCCATTTGAAATAGTCTAAAGGCGTCCGAGCAGACTATATCGACGTAGCCAATCTCCTGCCCTGTCGGGTAGTAATACTTGTAATTATCAACGTAGCCAGAGAATAGGAATTCCTCGGCTGTCGCAGTAGTCGCAGCCACGCGAATCTTGCGTAACGGCGTCAAGTACCCGAAATAAGGCGATGCTGCGTTCTGAGGGTTAAAGTAAGAGTCAGGGTCTAGGACGCGAACTGTGCAGTTGCCAGACTCATAGGTGTCGCGCATGATATTACGGCCACGAGTTATTTTAATTGATCGAGTAACGCTGCTAAGATCTACAACTGGATTAGGTACCGCGGAAGATCCTAGTGTTCCTTTACCTATAAGACCGAATCGCGCATCATTTAGCGTAAAAGGTATTCCGAATGTAGCACCTTGGCTAAAATCGAACGATACCGAGATGGTTGCAGGTAAGGCCATTAGAGAGCAACCGCTCCCTTATTGTTACCGCGATTAACTTGATTAAACGATCCAGATAGTGAGCTGTTAATCTGTGAATTAGTAACTGCGCCCCCTACGATATCGCCATCAAGATACACCTCAACACTTATAGCTTGAGCGTTAGCTCCTTGAAATGCGTTGACGGCAGACATTAGTTCTAACTGTGCATCTGAGAAGCTAGAGGTCGGTGCAACAGGCGCATTCTGTAATTGTGCTACAGATACTCCGAGGGATGAGGCTGTGTAATTGAGTAAGTCTTGAGGTAGCGTCCAGTTACGATATGGATTAGGAGCCTCTGGCGTGGTCATTAGCAAGGCACGCAATTCATTCTGGCGCTTAGTTGCAGCCTCAAGTTGATCCGATAGAGCCGTAGCTAGGGTTGCATTGCCTTCGAGAATAGCCTTCTGCAATAGCAAAGATATGCGATCGGTCTCGCTGATCTTGCCCTTGAGGGCTGCCTCGATGCCGATAGCTTCAAGGTTCAAAGTCTTTGAAGCCTTTTGTAAGGCTAAAGCCTTTTTCTGTGTATCTAAAGTCTTTTTCTGGAGTGCTGCTAATTCTTTGGCACGCTTGGCTGCTGCTGCTTCTGCTGCTTTACGAGCTGCTGCGTTAGGATCAACGAAAGTTCCACCTAGGGCAGATGAAGGGTATCCGCCCATACCAGCCGTCGCTGCGGCACGAGCTCGTTCTGCTATTCGCTCTTCATGTCCAGTTAAACGATCAAGAAAATCAGTAATGTCATCAGCAAAATTGTCCACCTTGCCGTAGCTTTCAGTACCAAAATTAACTACACCTTTAACTAGTTTAGCCAATTCAGTAACTGCCTTTGCAGTATTGGAAGCAAGCGTCTCCATACTTACGGCTAATTCGTCTACTGTTGTATCACCAGATAAAATCATCAAAGCATCAATTAAACCCTTACCAATAATTTCTGAGGCTTCGCCTGCTGCTGTGCCTAGCACTGCCATTTTGCCCGCATAGGTGTCTAAGTAGGCTGCGTTAGCACCAGAGAACTGTTTATTAAGTTTATCCTGTACATCTGAGAACTTCATAGTCTTGAGCTCAGCTTGAGATAGTCCTAGAGAATACTTGCGAAGTCCTCGAGTCTGCCCGACATAAGCCATGGTCAAATCATTGACTACGGTCTCATAATCAACGCCGGAGCCTCGTGATATGTCAAGAGCCTGAGTCAGTAATTCTGTGGACTTGGCGACAGAGCCAGTCGTCTGCAATAGCTTCTGCATTGATGGACGGAGCACGTCATCTGCAACGCCTGACGCTTTAGATAGGTTAGAGATAAACTCCTCAATACGTGGAGTATCAAAGGCTAGGCCTAGGTTCTTAACTGCTAATGCAAGCTGTGAGGCTGCCCGCTCGTCTTCTATAAATGCCTTTGCGGCTTTCTTGCCAAAGTTAATTACTGCAGCGGTTCCAAGAGCAATTCCTGCCGCGCCTGCTAGTTTCTTAAAAGATTTAGATAATCCCTTGACGCCTTTATCAACATCGCCTAGGGCTTTTTTGCCTTTGTTCTCAACAATTATGGGGATTCGTAATTCAGCCATTAGTTGCCACTCTCGTTAAATTTAGCAGCAGCCTTTTCTAGCGCCTTGATAACTCCGGCCTTAGCCTTGCCTTCATCTTCTTTATAAGCCTTAAATAAAGCTCGGCCTGACATCTTGCCGCTGCCAGCCAAAGCGTTAGGAAGTACGCTTACGAACTTACTACTTGACTTTCGCCCTGCCCAGTCGTAAATGACTGCAGCTGCTCGCTTGCTGTGAATTGAGACAGTCGATGACCATCCTTGGCGATTAGGCTTAGTAGGTGTCAACTTATAGCCTACGCCTCGACGTGCCTCGCCTGCGTCGTACATTGGAAAGGTTGCAGTCTTGACATCATGTTTCACAAATCCAGAGGGCATCTGATCATTAGCAGGCAAGAAACCTTTAGCCTTTCTTACTAGTGGCTTTAAGAATCCCACCATTTCATCCCGTGTTGCTTTGTCTAGATCCGGTGAGAACTTCTTTAAGGCTTTGCGAAGCTCGTTAGCGCCTTTTAGCTCTGTAGGCATCGCTCTGCTCCTTTGCTCTATCTTTCAATGCTTTCAGTAACATCTGTAGCATTGATGGATCTAAATCAATTAAATATTGTGGAGGGATAGCCGTCTCAATGCTCAAGCGAGCGATGAGATAGTGGATGCTATCCCTGCCTAGGCCAAAGGGTCAGACTCTGCAACCTCTACACTCTTTAGAGTTTCGAGGAAAGAATCGCCAAATGGCTTGACTGTGACTCCACTTAGTCGAAGGCCTTCCCATGCAAGCCAATAGACATCTGATTGCTTTTCATCATCGCGGAACGCTTTGTGAAATCCCTTTTTAGCATATAGCTCGAACGCGTACTCAAGGCGAGGAGTGATCTCGATCTCGGTGACGCTGTTGTCTGCCATCGTGACTATTAACTTTGCCATGCTGTGCCCCTTTGTTTAGTTAGTTTAGAATGTACCTGTTGTAGCAACTGCGATAGTACCAGAGACGTTGAATGTAAGGCTTTGTGTTGAGAGGTCGCCTACTGCGCCGTTGATGTCAGTCGTGTTGTTGATCAAGCACGTCATTGTGTAGAGAGGGTTAGTCGCAGATACTGCGGTTCCCTTTGTCTGAAGTAGAACTACTGTGACGTTAGTTCCCCATGCAGCTTGCAAAGTCTGTAGGACGTTGGCTGTTGCTGTGTCATTGAGGAAGTCAATTGTGACAGATGATGCTTCGAGGCCTTTAACGAACT